TGCGCGGCGCGGACCTCACCGGCGCCGACCTGAGCGGGGCGGACCTCACCGGCGCGAAACTGGACGGCGCGCTCGTGCCCGATGGGCGCCGGTGGGAGGTCTACAAGCTCGATCCGTTGGTCGGCATCTGCGACGAGCCCGACGCGCGCGACCGAGCTCTCGCCGCGTGGGGCAATCACTCATGGAAAAACTGCCCAATGCACGCCGCGCATGGGTACTCCGGGATCGACGACGCGCCTCAAGACAAGCGCCGCGACGTCGCAGCGTTCGTCGCGCTCTTCGATGCCAGGCTCCTTGAGAGGACAACGTGAGCGACCTAACCAGCCATTGGCGCAAGTCGTACGAAAACAAGTACCTTGGCGCATGGGACCTCTGGGATGGCAAGCGGTACCTTGAGCTTGCAGTAACGATCGACAGGGTCACACGCGAAACTGTGGTGATGGAGGGGGGCCGCAAGGAGAGCCCGATCCTGCTGTATCTGTCTGGTCGCAAAGGTCCCGTGCGCACGCCGATGATCCTGTCGCGCACGAACGGGACGACACTGGAGATCATGTTTGGACCCGACCCTAAGGGGTGGGTTCAGCAACAGATCACGCTATACGTCAAGCAGGCGAAGCGCGTTGCGAAGGGCACTGGCAACGTACTCACGATTCGGTCGACGAAGCGCAGCGACGCACTGAGGGACGAGCTTGCTGCCTCGGTGCCGCCGGTGGACGAGTTGGAACTTCTTCCACCGCTGAAGGAAAGAGATCCGGGGGAGGAGGGCTAGCTATGCCCAGACTCACCCCTTCTGATCTAGCCGCACGTCGCAACGGCATGGGCGCTACAGACGTCGTGGAAGCCCTCGGTCTAGCCCCGTGGGACGGCGCGGGCCCAATGCGTGTCTACTTGGCCAAGACGACAGACCTCCAGGACTCCGACGACCGGCCGGAACTGGAGTGGGGACACGTGATGGAGCCGGTGATTCTGGCGTGGTACGAGCGCGAAACAGGGGCGAAGGTTCTCCCGGGCGGTCAGGTCCAGCACCGCTCGCTCCCTTGGCTATGGTCGACACTGGACGCCAAGGTTATCGGTGCGCCACGTAACGTCGAGATCAAGAATGTGGCCAGCAACATGGGCGTGCATTGGGACGCCTATTCGGACGACGGCGTGCCCCGGTACGTACGCGCCCAGGTTACGATCGGCATGGCTTGCACCGGCGCCACGTCGTGCGACGTGGTAGCGAGTGTCGGCGGTCGGCCCCCGCATGTTTGGACCGTGCCGTGGGACCCGGATCTAGGCGCGCTCCTCATCCGCGGCGCCGAACGCTTCTGGGCCTCGGTCGTCAAGCGCCAGGCACCAACACTAGACGGTACGAGTGCGAGCAAGGCGTATCTGCGAGCTCGTTACCCCAGTAACGCTGACCGTGTGATCGTGCCGGCCGATGAGGAGACCGACGCATTCGGGAAGAAGCGTATTGAGCTAAAACGAGCGTGCGACGAAGCGGCGTCCGAGATCGATCGACTTGATGCGGAGATCATGGCCCTGGTCGGCTCGCACGACGGCGCCGAGGGGGACGGGTGGAAGATGACGTGGAAGATCGACAAGAACGGTGTGAGACGACAACGGTTCACGGTGAAAGGAGGTCGCGGTGACGAATGAGGAAGGCGACGCTATTCGCAGCGGCGCGACATTCGAGCGTGTGCACGTTGATCAGAACTGGGTACCTCGTAACCAAATCCTCGTGACCAGGGTGCGCGTGGAACAGGGGCCGGCGCATGACGTTCTGACCGTATGGTCGCGCGGAGGCAATGCGGGGAGTCTGACCGTACAGCGCGGGGACGGAGCAACAGTCGCCAGGGCGCTGTTGCCCGATGCGACGATCGAGATCGTGAAGTGAGGAGGATGACGGAATGAACGAGCAGAAGCCGAAGACGATCGAGCAGAAGGTGCAGCAGATCGGGCGCGTGCTCCAGGGATGCAGCGAGGACGAGAAGCGTCGGATCGTGAAGGCGATCACCGCGCTGTACGAGGAGGCGACGTGAACAACTACTACAAGGTCTGCGGCGGCACCGGTCTCGGGCGCGTGGCGCACGTGTTCCCCTTCGAGTCTAGCGATGGCGATGCGGCGTGGGAGAAGGCGTCGTACTGCCTGGACTCGCTCCGGTCGAGGCACAAGAAGGCGCGCATCGTGGCGTTCAGGCCCGAGTCGCGCGGCGTGCCGGTGGTGGGCGAAACGCCAGATCAAGGTCCGATCGTCGTGGAGTTCGCATGATCTGGTCCGATATCCCTGGGTGGACATGTCCGGTCCTACTCCGGTTGTACGACGAGATCGCGGCGTCCATGACCTCGGGCGTGTTCGTCGAGGTCGGTGTCGCGTACGGCCGGTCGCTGGCCTACTTTGCGAGCCGGGCGCATCCGGATGTCCAGATTCTGGGCGTTGACTCGTGGCTCGTGAGGATGGGGCGCAACGAACCGGCGGTGTGGGACCACGCCTCTCGCTTCGGTAACGCGATGGACGTGTGCAAGTGGTTCATGGCTCAGTGCGCACAGTGGGAGGGCCGCGATAGGCCGCGTGTGGAGCTTTGCCAGGGCGACTCTGCGGCCGTTGCCTATGCTCTCGACTTCGAGGTTGACGCCGTGTTTCTGGACGGATCGCACGAGTACGAGGCGGTCAAACGCGACATCCAGGCGTGGCGCGCCAGACTGAAGCCGGGTGGCATGCTGGCGGGCCACGACGCGAACGACCACTATCCCGGTGTCGCGCGGGCCGTGCGAGAGTTATTGCCGGGAGCCGAGTTCAGGCCATCCGAAGACAATGGGTGGGGCGGTTGCTGGGTCTGGAGGAAGCCATGAACGACGAGTGGGTCCCACCGTTCTGCGCGCACGAGGTAGAGAACGTGCCGTGTCCCAAATGCGGCGAGGAGTTCGTCCGCGTGCGAGAGAAGGCGTTCTACTACGACGGGGACACGGTTGAAGCCTTCTGCGCCGAGTGCCACGCTGAGTTCGAGGTCACCGCCTCGGTCGACGTATCATTCTCTGATCCGGAGATGTCGAAGTGATCACGCGGTGTATCCAGGGGCCACGCGGACCTTTCCTGATCCCCGGCGAGCCTGAGGCCAGGTCCGAATTCTCCGAGACGTGCGCCCGACACGTGTTCGAGGGGGAGTACGATTACTCTAGACCGAACGGGCCGGAGGGGGTCTCGACGATCCTGGACATTGGTCTCAACGTGGGTGCGTTCGCCGTGTGGGCATGTGAATTCTGGTGGCAGGGCCAGATCACGCGCTACACCGGATACGACCCTAACGTCATGGCGTGCGCGTTCGCCCGCATCAATACAGCCGGCATCCCGATAGCGATCGTGCCCCTGGCCGTGACGACGGAGCTTCGCCCGCGCTTTCACGAGTTGACAGACTGGGGCAGCTCCCGCACGCACAAGCAAACTCTTGGAGAGCGAGTCCCGTGCTGCCACCCAGGCTACCTGCCGCTAGCGGACGTGCTGAAGTGCGACGCGGAGGGGGTGGAGCTTGAGGTCTTCGAGCACTGGCAAGGATGGGCGGGGGTGAAGGTGGTTATGTTCGAGTACCACGAGGCCAGTCACCGTGAGCCACTGGAGGCGAGGTGTTCGGAGGCTGGACTCACGCAGGTGCGGCACCACGGAAGTCCGCCCGAGCAGGGGGTCCAGGTCTGGGTGCGCCGATGAGCGACCGCCGCGAACTGCCGACCCTGCCCGAGGTGGGCGAGAAGATCGTATTCGCTCTGGCGATCCCGCATACGCCATGGCGCCCAGAGCGTGTGGCAAGCCTGGCCCAGCTACACGACGCACTCGGGAACCGGCCGGCACATTACCAGCTCTTCGCGGACAGAGCCCCGAATCACGTATGGAGTCGTGCGTTGTGGAACTGGGGCGCGGAGATGGCCAACCGAGGCGCCACACACCTGGTCCAGCTCCAGGACGACGTGCGGCCCATGCCTCACTTCTGGACAGTCCTGCGCGCCATGGTGGAAGCGAATCCGGACGAGGTGATCGCGCTGCACGCGAACCACCCGGTCGCGCGGTCGCTGGCGCATATGGGTCGCCGATGGTTCCGCACCCAGGCTTGGGTGGTCGGCCCTCAGTACGTATTCCCACTGCGCGGTCCTAATTCGATCCGCGAGTTCCTGACCTGGGTGGATCAGAACTGGAACACACTGGACAAGCATCCACGAGAGCACGAAGACGTGCTGATCTCGACGTGGCTGGCCAGGACTGGTAGGCATGCATGGCATCCGATCCCGGCCATCGCGGACGTGGACATGTCTCTGCCATCGACGTACGAGGGGGCGGACGGGCACGTCACGGACCATCGGCGACCGTGCGTGACGTGGGAGGGCTATCGGGTCGAGCAACTCGTGACCGCGGCGTACTGGCAGGTCCCGGAGCAGGTCGAGACGCAGCCTGGTCCTGGAGCAGGGCCGTGCGTGTTGTGCGAAACGAGGCCGGTGGCGTTTCGCTCCGTGAACCTGCTTGGAATCTGCAAGCAGTGCGTGGCCGACGCGGTGCGCGTATCGCTGAACAAGTACGGAGGTTGATATGCTGCCGAGCGACGATGATGCTCCGTGGATTGGCAAGCGCGACACGCCAGTGAGGTGCCGACCCTTGCGTGGCCAGGTCGTCATCCGCGAGCGCAAGATCCCAGCGTCGGCCCTGATCTGGGGGCCAGAAGGCAACCCCCGCGACGTGAAGTCCCACCGTGGTGTCGTGATCGCCATGGGCGAGCCGGCGCACCTCTTCCCGGGTGGGCCTGAGGTGCCTCACGGGTTCGTGGTGGGGGACGAGGTCGTGTTCCACTTCAATCACTTGGAGCGGGCGTGGACCAGGCCATGGGTGGACGGGGTGGACGCGGTTTGGGTGCCCCAGGCTCTCGTGGATGGGGTGATCGAGTGAGACCGAGGGAGTTGACTCCCCGAGAGACACTCGCGTGGGCCGGGTGGACGCTGTCCGCAGCGATCCTGGCCGCAGTGGGGACCAAACTCGGCGAATGGGTCGTAGAGGCGTACCGCAAGCGACGGGAGAAGGCATGACCAAACTAGTTATCGCAACGCCCATCGACGGTGGGACCCAGACCGGATCCGTGTGCGCCGGGTACGCCACGCGCCTCGCCATGCTGCTCGCGCACAACCCGATCGTCGAGGCCGTGCCGGAGCACGTGTGCTTCGACGGCGACGTGGTGCGGGCACGAAACCGACTCGCCTGGTACGTACTGCGGGAGATGCCGGACGCGACGCACGTGCTCTGGTGGGACTCCGACATTGTTCCGCTGGAGAGGACAGGTCCCCTGGTCGCCGCTCTGCTCGGATCCGGCGAGGACGTGATCGGCGTGTCGTACGTGAAAAAGTCCCGGCCCATGTGGACGCATATGGCCCTGAACGTGCCGACGGACACGGACGTGGCGCGCGGGCGACAGCACGTACTCGCGGTCGGCTTTGGATTCACCCTTACGAGCACAAGAGCACTGCGTGAGGTAGCCGCATCCGTGCCGAGGTACACCGATATGGGATCGGACCAGAAGGAGGTACCAGGCACGCCGGACATGTTCGATCTTGTCCGGGCGCCGCACCCGACCCGCCCGGACGTGGTGTGGAAGCTCTCCGAGGACTTCTCGTTCTGCCATCGTTGGCGCGAGTTGGGCGGCAACGTCGCGCTGTACCTGGGCGATGACGCGGCACTCGCGCACGTCGGGCCCCATGCGTACGTGCCGCCAATGCGGTAGCATGACGCCGTGGAAGACATTGCCAGCCTCCCTGTCCACCGGCTCATTCCAAAGCTCTCCCCAAACCTCACCGAGCCGCACCACCTAAGGGAGTGGTGCGACCTCATCGAGCGGGCGGCGCACGGAGAGTCGGTGCGAGCCATGTGCGCCGTACCGATCCGGCACTACAAGTCCGAGACCACGAACCACGGCGCGATCCGACTACTGCTTCGCGATCCGACCAACCCCATCATCCACCTCAGCCACTCGTTCGATCGTGCCCAGACGATCGGCAAGCGTATCCGAATGCTGGCCGAGTCGTGCGACAAGCAGTTCGGTACGAACATTGGTCCAGCAAGGGGACAGAACACGATCGCGGACTGGCGCAACGACCGAGGGGGCGGCGTCGTGGTCATGTCCGCGGATCAGTCCAAGCTGGGGTACGACTGTGGCACGCTCCTCGTGGACGACCCGATCGACGAGCACGGGTCGAAGGACAAGCGAATTCGAGACGAGGTGGACGAGACGATCTCCCACTACACCGCTCGATGCATGCGGCACGGCAAGCCCGGGCCCGTATTCCTCCTCATGTCCCCATGGCACATCGACGACCCTCGCGGTCGCCGCAAGACTCGTACGGCGCGGGAGTGGGTCGATATCAGGTACCCCGCGGTGCTCCACGAGGGCACCGACCACGAGGAGGCGTTCGCGCCAAGCGTGTGGTCTCTCGCCGAACTCTATCGTGTGAAAGCCGAGCTTCGCGAGCAGGACCCTACGGAGCGTATATGGTGGGCGCAATTCATGTGCGACCCACGGCCTCCATCCGCCGACCTGTTTCGCGACCCTCAGCGGTACACCGCACTGCCCGACCTACCGTTTCGTGTGGCCTATGGTGCCGACTTCGCGTTCACGTCCGGGACCGGGTCCGACTACTTCGCCCTGGTTGTGGCGCGCCTGTACGGTCGCAAGGCGTATGTGACCGAGGTGTACCGGCACAAGATCGATGCACACCAGATCGAGTCCACGATCCGCATGGTCCAGCACAAGCACGGGGCGGGCGTGGTGTGGACCTACCAGAGCGGTCCAGAGGTTGGACTCACGAGCATTCTAGTCGAGCGTGGCCTCAAGATCGCTCGCATGCCGGCGCGGTACAACAAGCTGGTGCGGGCCGAGCGTACGGTGCGGCGCTGGAACGACGGCGAGATTGTGATCCCGCACGAGTCCTACGGGGCGTTGTGGGCGCCCGGGTTCATGGCCCGCGTGGCCAACTTCCGTGGGAACGACAAGGACGGGGACGATGACGAGATCGATGCCCTCGTGAGTCTGTGCGACGGGGCCCTGGGCGGCGCGTCGGCCCCGCCCTCTACCTGTGGCAAGCCAGGCTACTCGGGCCTATAGCGCGCCAGCCGCTTTTGCGATACAGTTCCCTTGCGTGCACGAGATGTGCCGCAAGGAGACAGCATGGGTAAGGAAGAGCGGGGCGACAAGCCCGAAACGGTCACACTGAGCCTTCGGGACCTGGAGGCGATCGTCGACGCGCGCGTCAAGGCCGCGCAGACGCAGGTCGCGCCGGCCACGCCGGCCCTGGCCGACGATGACTTTGAGGCCCAGATGCGGCGCATGCGCAAGCCGGGCGCCAGGATCTGGTACGAGGAGTGCGAGTCGCCGCTCACCGGCGCGCGGTGGAGGGCCAAGATCATGGACACGCGGTCGAGCCCACTCGGTCGCGTGATCGACCTGGAGGACTACGTGTACCCGGTTGGGTACGACGTGCCGGTATCCCAGGGCGGAAAGTGCCCGGACGAGCAGCTCAAGGACTCGGCGCGACATGCCTTCTGGTTGTACTGGGAGTTCCAGCGCCGCGACCGCGCGGAGTTCGCAAGCGGCAAGCTGTTCTCGACCTACCTGCGCCAGTCCGAGGCGGACGCGCGGCGTGAGCGAGAGAAAGCTTCGCTGACCGCCGCGTCCTCCTCGGAGACGGGGTAACCCGTGAACGGGGCGCCTAAGGGCTTTCACCCGCCGCCCGGTACCCCTGTCTATTCGTTGGACGACGCCACCAACGCGATCCTAGAGCAGGCGGGCCCCGACGGGATCCTACGTGACGATCCGGCGTTCGTCGCGGGGGATCCACTCAAGACGCAAGGGCGTCGCGGCGTCGCGGAGATTTACTACCGAGAGATCCCATTTATCAACATCCAGCACACCTGGACGGTGCAGGGTGTCCGGGCGGCGCTTCAGTCGAACCTAAACGGGATCTTCGAGACGGTTGCCCAGCTCTGGGAGAGCATCCGCGGCGACGACCGGGTGACCGCGACGATCGGGTCCCGCACGGCGGGCCTGTTCGGCCGCGACGTGCGGTTCAATGCGGCGAATGACTCCGATGCGGCCAAGGAGTGCCTACGCGCATGGCAGGCGTGCTGGCCGCAGTTTGCGGGCGGCCCGGGACTGCGTACGGTGAGCGAGTACGAGATCGGACTCGGGTGGGCGCCCGCACAGCTCATCTGGGACACGTCAACGCCGATCTGGAAGCCGTCGCTCCAGTTCTGGAACAACCGATACACCTACTGGCACTGGGGCCTAAGGAAGTACATCGCGCTGAGCCAGGACGGCCAGATCCCGATCGTGCCCGGTGACGGCAAGTGGGTCCTTCACTCGCGCTTCGATCCGTATAGAGCGTGGCTGTTCGGCGCGGTCCGAGCCGTATCCGAGCCGTGGCTTCTGCGACACTTTGCGTTCCGTGACATGGCCCGTTATTCGGAGGTGCACGGGCTACCGATCCGCGTGGCCGAGACGCCGGCCGCTGCCGACGCTGCCGAGCGCGCACAGTACGCGGCGCAGGTGGCAGCGCTTGGGACGGAAACGACTCTGCTGCTCGGCAAGGGCGTGGACGCGGCCAATTCGTACGGCTTCAGCTTGGTTGAGGCCAAGGACCCGGCGTGGGAGGTGTTCTCCGCGCTCATCTCTCAGTGCGACATGGCGATCATTCTGGCGATCATGTTCCAGAACTTGACCACCGAGGTCACACAGGGCTCGTTCGCCGCGACGCAGGCGCACATGGACATCCGCCAGAACGGCATCCAAGCGGACAACGCCGCGTGGAAGTACACGCTGTACAACCAGGTCGCTCGTCCGTTCGCATTGTTCAACTTTGGGGACGCCGACCTGGCTCCCATGACCGAGTGGGACGTCACACCTCGCGAATACCTTGAAACGAACGCCAAGCAATTCCAGGCGGCGATGACGGCACTGGAGGTGGGGCGGCGCGGCGGCATCGAGTTCAGGGACCCTGAGGAGGTCCGCACATTCTTTGCGCGCTACTTCGGGCTACAGGGCCTGCCGGACTTCAAGATCACGGAGCCGGTCTCCAGCGGCATGGGCGGTGGCAAGGGCAGCAAACTGCCGTTTACACCGGTCGACCCGGCCGCCGTGGTCACGGTCAACGAGGCCCGAGCCCTCAATGAGCTGCGGCCGATGGACGGCGGGGACGTTACGATTCAAGAGTTCCACGCGGGCAAGGACGCGGACCGTAAAAAAGACGTACAGTCCGCAGCAGACAAGTCCAAGGCGGAGAGCGCACCGAAGCCGGCGAACGGCGGCGCGCATGGGGCGGCAGAATGAAGGTGTGGCGTCTGTGGAACAAGGATCGAAGCGAAGAGAGCAGAGCCTTTGCTTGCCCTGGATGCGGGGACGTTCACCGTGTCCCTGTATCCGGGCCCAGGGCGTGGGTGTTCAACGGAAACGACGACCGGCCTTCTTTTCAGCCGTCGATCCTGGTGCAGTACGCTGGGGAGCACGCTGGGGAGCCGGTTCACTGGGCGTGCCACTCGTACGTTACGGAGGGCCGCATCACGTTCCTGAGCGACTCCACGCATTCGCTGGCCGGACATACCGTTGACCTTCCGGACCAACCGGAGTCCCCATGAAGCGCCGAATGATCCGACGCGGCGAGGCCCTGGCCATCAAGCCCGACGCGATTCACCACGGTGCCGAGGGCGCGTGGTGGGACTCCGGGACCGAAGTGCCGGAGAATGAGCAGTGCGGCTCCGTGTGCGTCGTGTACATCCGTGGCGCTCTGGACCACCACAAGGCGAAGGGCGGAGACGAAGACCAGCCTGGCGACTCGTACGAGTGGATCCGAGAGCGCGTCGCGATGGCGATGGAAAACGAGGAGTCCACGGCCGTCGTACTCCGGATCGACTCGCCCGGCGGCGTCGTGAGCGGGCTGAACGAGACCGTATACGCGCTGCGACGCATGGCGGTCGAGCACGGTAAGCCACTGATCGCGTACGCCGACGAGCTCCAGGCGTCCGCGGCTATGGCGCTCGCGTCGGCGTGCGACGAGCAGTACGTCACCGGGTCGTCCGTCGTGGGCTCGATCGGCGTGATCTCGACCATGGCGAGCCAGGCCAGGGCCGACAAGCGTGCGGGTCTGGACTACGTCACGATCACCAGCGGGGCGCGCAAGGCGGACGGCCATGTGCACGTGGAGATCACCGACGACGCGGTCAAGGCAGAGACGGCGCGGGTGAACCGGCTGGCTCAGCAGTTCTACACCATCGTTTCGAAGTCCCGCGGGCTACCCACGAAGGCGATCCAAGGGTTCCAGGCAGGCCTATTCCTCGGCTCCGAGGCCGTCCGCGCCGGCCTGGCGGACGCCGTGATGGGCTGGGATGCCCTGGTCGATGCGCTCAATGATCCGGAAAAAGCCGGGTCGTCGAAAAAAGAACTTGCCAACGGCAAGGATTCCGGTCCAACTCATGCAAAGCGACTGACACTGACGTCAGTGTCAGCCAAGAAGGGTGCTCGAATGCTCACCTCCCTCAAAGCTCTCCTGAAGCGGCACCGGGCCGCGCTCGCGAAGGCGAAGACGCCCGACGAGAAGGACGCCCTCCGCATGGCCATCTCCGCCACGGAGGCCAGCATCCTCGCGTACAAGCGGGTCAAGAAGACCGTGAAGTACGAGGCGGAGTCGGACGAAGACATGGACTCCGACGAAGCCGAGGAGGAGGAAGAGGCGGAGGAGGCCGAAGAGGAAGAGGAGGCTGAGGAGGCTGAGGAGGGCGCCGCCAAGGGAAACGAGACCAATCGTAAGGAGGGCGACGACGACTCCGACGACGATGGCGACGGCGACGACGACGACTCCGACGAAGAGGAAGAGGAAGAGGAAGAGGCCGAAGAGGAGGTCGCTGCGAAGGGTAAGGCCAAGTCCGCCCGAGTCACTCGCGCCGAGTTCAAGGCCCTCCAGATGGACATGGCCGCCATTCGTCGCGACACGAACAAGAAGCACAAGGCCGCGCTCATCAACGATGCTCGCGCCGCCCGCCGGATCACGCCTGGCGAGGCTCGCCAACTCGCGCGCGAGCCGATCGGTGTCGTCCGGGCGCTGCTCAAGATGCGGAAGAAGCCGCTCGTCAACGTGGACGAGGAGGCGTCGCACGCCCCGGATCGTCGCGAGCACGCCGACCTCACGGCGCTGGAGGCCAAGGAGGTTGACCGCGCGGTCGCGGCCTCTGGCCTCGACGGCGAGGCCGCCGCGACTCTGCGCAAGGCAATGGTGGAAGAGCACCGCAAGGCGCGCCAGAACGGCGCAGGGACGAGGTACTGAGCCATGGCCGTCACGAGCGACATTCTCACCGACCGCTACGGCGCGCCGGATGGTCACCAGCCGCTAAGCAAGCTCTTGCCGTCCGCGGTCACCGTATACCGAGGCACCATCGCGGGCCTGGCGGGGACCGGCGCAACCCAGGGCAAGCTGAAAAACATGGACACGGTCGCGACCACGGACATCGTCCTGGGGCTCATTCAAAAGGCTGGCTCCGGGTGGCCCAACGATACTCAGGGTATTACCGGTGACTCCGGCGGCAAGATGACGGTCGAGATCCAGACCGGCTCCTTCATTCTCGCCAGCGGCACCGGGGCCGATGCCCTGGACGTGACCACGAACGGTGCGACGGTCTACGCTATCGATTCCCAGACGGTGGGCAAAACGAATGGCGGAAGCACCCGGCCAGCCGCAGGCATTCAGCTCGCTTGCAACACGGACGACGCCTCGATCCCGAGCGGGTTCGTGGCCGTCAAGCTCGGCACGCCCAACAGCCCGCTCGGAGGTCCGTGATCCATGGCTACGCCGACTCCCGCGCAATTCAGCATCTTCCTGCGCAACGCCAACACGATGATCAGGAACGCCTGGTCGTCGGCCCCCACGCCTTACGCCCGGTACACCACCACCGTCCCGACCGACTCCGAGACGTATGAGGACGGCTGGATCGGGCGCATGCCGAAGATGCGAGAATGGCTCGGCCCGCGCGTCGTGCACTCGCCCGGCCCGCAAACGTACTCCGTCACGATCCAGAACTGGGAGAACACGTACGGGATCGACGAGTTCCTGTTCGATGACACCAAGTTCGGGATCTACTACCCGCTGATCGCGGACCTGGGTCTCCAGGGGCGTCGCCAGCCCGGATTCGTCATCCGCGACATGCTGGAGAACACGGGAAGCCAGACCGGCAGTCGGCAGAACGGCCTGGACGGGCTCACGTACTTCAACACGGCGCACCTGGTCAACATCTACAAGTCTTCGCTCGGGACCTACTCGAACGACTTCCGCGGTGGCTTCTCCGTGGGCGGCGTCACGGTCGGCGGCGCCCTCTCTGGGGTCGCGCTGTTCACGGCTTGCGAGTACATGAGCACGTACACGGCGGAGGACGGCGAGCGCTTCGGCATTGCGCCGGACCTGCTGATCGTGCCGCCGACGCTCCGTAGCGCCGCAGAGTACATCCTCAAGAACCAGTTCGCCGCACCACCGTCGTGGTCGACATTCGGCGCGGCAGTCACGAACGTGGGAGCTTCGGACAACATGTGGCGGCGCATGGGCGTCGATTACATGGTCGAGCCGAACCTTCTGCACAACTCGAACTGGTACCTCACCGATACCGGGCACTCGGTCAAGGGTGTCCGCTGGATCAGCAAAGAGGGCACCACGTACACGCCGCGAGTCTCGCCGACCGACGAGAACGTCTGGGTCAACCACGAGCTGCTCTGGGGCGCACGCATGCGTGGCACGAGCGCGTGGGGTCCGTCCTGGCTCATGGCGAAGGGCGGCCCGTGAGGACGACATGCCCGGCCCTGGTGGAGCACCGTACGTAACGCAGTCGCAACTGGCCAGTTTCTGGCCGGCCGCGTCGTTCGTCGGCGTCACGGTGCCGGAGCAAACGCAGGCGTGCATCGACGCGACGAGCGAGGCGGACTCGTATCTGCTCGGCCGGTATCAGATGCCCCTGCTCGCGTGGGGCGCAGACCTCACTATGCGTACGGCGCACATCGCGATCTACCGGCTGCTGTCCACGCGCGGATTCTCTGCGCAAGGCGGCGCCGATCAGCAACTCGTGCTGAGGTACTACGAAGCAGTTGGGAACCCGACGATCCCGGGCCACTTGGGATGGTTCCAGAAAGTCCAGCGGCAAGCAATCCACCCGGACATCACGGCGACCGTACCCTCGGACCAGTCGCCCACCTTCAACTTGCCGCAGGTGCTCACCGGCGTTCAGCGCGGGTGGCAGTGCCGCAACGGTAGGACCCCTGGCGTATGAGCAACATCCAAGCACGCACGTACGAAGGGGCCGTCGCCGTCACGGCAAGCGACTCGACGGACGACCCGGGCGGCCCCTTCGCCGCACTCTGGATTGGCGGTGCAGGCTCGGGTGGCCTCAAGGTGACCATGATCAACGGGGACGTGGTGTCTTTCGCCGGGGTGCCGGTCGGTATGATGCTCCTCGCGGTCAAGCGCGTGTGGACCACGGGGACAAGTGTGACCAGCGTGATCGGCATGAAAGCCATGCCGTACGCTGGCGGGACGAAGTGGGCGTGATGAGCGCGCGGTTTGCAGACCTCAACCGCGTCTTGCGCGAGCTCGCTAAGGTGCCCAGCCAAGTCGCCGCGGACGCCTCCGTGAGCATTGCTGCGGAGATCGAGGCGCAGTTCGACGCTGGCCTTGACCCGTACGGGCAGCCGTGGGTCGGCCTTTCGGAGGCGACGCTGGGCAAGGGCCGGTTCCCTCCGCCGCTCACGGACTCGGGCGCCATGCGCGGGACGGTTACGGTACGCCCAATGCCCGGCGCAGGGATCTCGGTCACCGTGGACGACCCGGCCGTGCATCACCAGTACGGGACCCGAGACATGCCGGCGCGACCGATTCTGCCCAACGCCGGCATGCCGGACACGTGGCAGCGTGCGATCGCCGAAGCGACCGAGGCGGCTCTTGACCGGGCCGCAGGAGGGCTCCGTGCGTGATTACGGAGTGGTTCGGTCTGGTCGCGGCGGACGTGGTGGCGCGCCTGGCCGCGCAGGGTCTCCCTGCGCTCGCGGACGGCGCGGTACTCCTGGGGCCGGAGAACTCGCCGCAGGTGATCACGAGCGCAGCGCCGCGAATCACGTTCGTCCCGCTGGGCGGCTCGATCACCAAGCGCGTACCTGCGACGCCCGCGCCGCCGATCTCGTCGCCTCTGTACCAGGCGCTGATCACGCAGCCATGGATCTGGACCGACGAACAAGCGTGGCGCGTGGACGTGATGAGTGTGCAGTACACGTCGGGCGTGGCTGCGCCGGACCTCAAGGCAAACTGGGACTACACCGCAGCGACGCTCTACACGGTGATTCAGTCGCTGCACGAGCTCCAGGAGAAGTCGTGGCAACCGACGCGGTACGAGTGGGCAGACTCGAAGCCGGGCAACACCAAGCTCGGGTCGTTCGGTCGGCTCGTGTCCATGTTCTTTACGGTCTACGTGCCGATTCTACGGTACAACCTCTCCACGCCGGCCGCGGTAGCCATGGGCGGGCTGGGCATCCTGCCGCAGTCGGCGGAGGGCACGATCGGCATGAACCTCTCTGGCGGCTCCAGCGCAGACACGATCACGATCACGGTACCCTAGTGAGGTCCACATGAGCGGCGGAGACATCACTCTCACGATCCAGGACGGTGGCGCGAACACTGCGATCAACGTTCCGTCCAGCAACGTGCGGGTCAAGATCGGGTGCCTGCTCACGAACACGGCCGCGTGGTCCGCATCGGGCGCAAACCCGACCGCGGTGGTCAACCAGATCGTGAGTGCCACGCAGGCCGTGACGCTGGCTCCCTACTTCGTCGGCGGCAAGCTCCTCGAATCGGCGGGCCTGGACTGCGCTGGCGGCGCGACGGTGCTCTGTATTGGGGTCCCGGTCGTCACGCCCGGTACGGCCACCGCTGTCACGGCGACGCGAGCCGCTGGCACGCCCTCGACCTCTGTGCTCTCGGTCACGCTCGACTCGACCAACGGCGCGTGGGACCGAAACTTTATCCAAGTCAACGTCACCGCCGCCGGCACAATCGGTACGGCCGGGATCTTTTTCCAGGTGTCGCTCGACGCCGGGCGCAACTTCGGGCCCCCAATCGCCCTCGGGACGGCCACGACGTACAAGATTCGGAACACGGGCGTGCAACTCAACTTCGCGGCGGGCACGCTCAACGTGGGCGACGTCTTCCGCTTCTCAACCGTCCCGCCGGCCGGCAACACTGCGGGATGGCAAGCGGCCCTCACCGCGCTCCAGACGAGCCAGTACGCCCTCACGGGCTGGGGCGCCATCCACCTCGTGGACGGCGTGTCTGGAGCCAACGCAACGACGCTACAGGGCTACCTCGGAGGCTCTCCGGACGGCACAGGCGGGCTCGCGGCGGGCTACGTATATACGCACATGATCGTGGACGTGGCGGACTCGAACACGCCCACTGCATGGGGCGGCTCCGGCGACACGGAAGCCGCGTGGATGTCCAGGATCGAGGCAGACTACGCGGCCACGTCGGCCATGCGTGTCTGCGCGCCAGCCGGTCATTACAACATGCCGTCCGCGTTTGCGCAGCCCGACGCGGGGACGCCGGCCTACCGACGTAACCTGTCGTGGGCCCTGGACGTACGCGAGTCGGCCATCCCGCCGCAGCGCCATGCGGGCCGCGTGAGTGACGGGGCGCTCGGCAACATCGTCGTCAATCCGACGTCGGACCCGACCGACGGATTCATCTACCACGACGAGCGACTGTCCCCCGGCCTCACTGCGGCCCGATTCTGCGCCGCCAAGACGCGCATCGGCAAGCAAGGGTACTTCATCGAGCAGCCGAACATGATGGCCCCCAGTGGGTCCGTGTTCACCGCGATCTACCTCCGCGCCGTGATGGACATCGGATGTTTCATCACGTTCCAGGCTGCCGAGGAGGAGATCGACGAGGACGTGCGACTGAACGCGAACGGGACCCTGTACGCCAACGACCGGCTGAGCGCGCAGGGCGAGATCCTGAACGCGATCAATGCGAACATGACCAGCGTGAACATGCTCTCGCCGGGCAGCACCGTGGTCATCGATCCGAACGCGAACGTGCAAGCCACGAACAACGTGCCGGTGACCGTGTCGCTCCAGCGTCGGGGTTACGTTCTGAGCATGACGATCAACATCGGGTACGCAGCCCCGACTGCCGCGTGAGGGGGACACCATGAGCGTCGCGACGACTCCGATCCAGTACCCGCTGATCAACGGCTCGGTGTACTCCTACAGCTCGATTGAGTGGAAGCTCGTCAACGGTCTGATCTTCCGCGGCTTCAAGTCGATCAACTTCGGCCGCAAGCGCGACCGACCGCCGGTCTATGGCAACAGCCCTGACCCGCTGGCCAAGGTCGTTGGCAAAAACTCGTACACCTGCGACGGGGAACTGTACCTGGCCGAATTCAGCAACATGGTCACGAGTGCTGGGGCGGGCTACGGCGACCTCTACTTCACGGCGTTCGTGTCGTTCAACCAGAACGGATTCCCCGTGACCCAGGTGCAGATTCTCGGGTGCACCCTGGACGAGGTCACGGCGAGCTTCAGCGAGGGCACGGACGCGCTGTCCATGAAGTTCACGCTCAACCCGCTCAAGATCCTCTGGAACGGCCTGGAAGACCTCGCCGTGCCGCTCGTTAGCCCGCCGCAGTGAGCCCTTGACGCCGGCATCGCAAGGTGCTTGGCTTCCCTCTGTCGGACACCCCCAGCCGAGCCATGGGGCGGTGGCGGCGCAGCCTGATTGGCCGTGAGCGTCACCCCGGCGACCTACCCATAGGAGTCGCCCGCATGGCCATCCCGGATGAAGTGCTGACCGAATTGCGCGCCAAGTTCCGGCGCGTCTGCGTGATCCCCTTCGGCAAGGAGGGGATCGACATCGCGATCCGCGCGCCGAGCCGGGCCGAGTACAAGAGCTGGCGCGCGCAGAAGGAGAGGCCCGACGCGCAAGAGGACTCGATGCGGCTGCTCGTGGTGTACGTAAACGGCACCGTGGGCGATTGGCCAACGGTCGTCGCGGCCTTCGACAAGCTCCTGGAGGAGTGGCCGGGCCTGACCGACAACATGGCCATGGCCAAAGCATTCTCCGATTTCACCGGCCTCTCGTTCGCCGAATCGGGAAAAGCGTAAGCCGTGCGCGCGAGGCGATGCGGCTGCGCCCGGAGCCCTTCGCAGACGCCCTCACGGCTTGGCTACGCGGAGAGGACACGGACGAATCGGAGGGGGTGGCTCAGCTAGTGAGCGAACTGGCCATCCGAGGGCTCCTCTACCTACGAGCCCTCGACAAGGCCGCTCAGGAGCAGTCGCGGAGGTAGCGTGATCGAAGAGGTCATCAGCCTGAAGGACATGATCAGCGGCCCGGCGGACAAGATCCGCTCGGCGCTGGCAGACCTGGACGGTGCCATCGACAAGATGGGCGGCAGCGTGTCGGAGTCGGCGTCGTCCGTGGGCGAGATGGGCGGAGGCCTGGAGGCGCTTGCGGGGCCCGCGGGCATTGCGATCGCAGCCGTTAGCGCCGTGGCCGTGGGACTCGGAGCGTTGGCCCTCAAGGGCGCGTCGCTGGCGATTGAGCAGTCCGAACTGAAAGAGAAGATGCTCGCGACGTTCTCCGCAATGGGCGGCGGACCCGCAGCCGGAAAGGCCACGCTTGGCATGCTCGACGACCTGTCTCAGAAGTTGCCACAGACGCGACAGCAACTGGCGGACTGGACGAAGCAGTACATGGCCATGGGGGTCACGGACCTGTCTGCGCTGCGCGGCCAGCTCACTGCGACGGCGAGCGCTCAGGCGCTCATGGGCGACCAGGGCGCGGCCGCGTACACGCAACTCACCAAGAAGGTGGAGGAAGCGGCGATTGCTCACGGCAAGCTGAAGCTCGGCGACAAGCAGCTGGCGGCGCTGGCGAATACTGGCGTGAACGCGGCCGACGTCGCAGCCAAGTTGGGACTGTCGACCGCAGACCTTCGCACCCAGCTCATGAAGGGAACGATCGACGCCGGCAAGTTCGGTGCTGCCATGCAGTCGGCCTTGTCGGAGAAGGGGGCCGGCGCACTCGCCGTTCAGAGTCGGTCCCTGGGCGCCCAGATGGCCAAGCTCAAAGAGAACGTGGGGCGCCTGTTCGAGGACGTGGACCCGGGCCCGTTCCTGGCGTCGATGCAATCGCTCCTGTCGATCTTCAGCCAGGCGAGTCCGAGCGGACAGGCGATGAAGGCTGGCCTGACCACGGCCTTCAACGGGCTTTTCTCTGTCGCCAGTAAGGTCGTGGACTTCCTGCGGCACTTCTTCCTCGACCTCGTGATCTGGGGACTCAAGGGCTACATCGCGATCAAGCCGATGATCCTCGCCGCCAAGACCCTGAACGAGCGCTTCGGCATTCTCGCCAAGGTCGGCACGTTTCTCAAGACCGCGTTCTACGCGGTCGCCATCGTGGTAGGCGTGGTGGTCGCCGCCGTGGTGGCGTTCACCGCGAGCGTGGTGGCGCTGGGCGTAGGGATCATGGCGGTCGTGGGCTCGATCGAGGAATTCGTGGGCCAGGCCGCTGGTGCGCTCGCCGACTGGGCGTCGTCTGGCGTGAAGATCGCGAGCGACTTCATCGAGGGTCTGATCGGTGGGATCGCGGGTGGAGTTGGTAAGGCCGTTGATGCTGTCAAGAACCTCGGCTCGTCGGTCATGGGCGGGATCAAGGGCGTCTTGGGGATCCACTCCCCGTCGATCGAGATGGCCAAGCTCGGCGGACACACCGCGGCCGGGTTCGCGCAAGGTGTAGAGCGGGGCGCGCCCGATGTGTCCAGCGCCGTTAGCGGTATGGCCTACGCGGGCCTTGGTG